GATCATGGGGACATTGTGCGATCAGACAAAGTCTGTATATGAACCATTTTGCGGCACGGGCACCACGTTGATCGCCGCCGAGCAACTTGGCCGCAAGTGCTACGGCATGGAGATCAGCCCCGCCTACTGCGATGTCATCGTGAAGCGGTGGGAGACGCTCACGGGAAGGAAGGCCGAACTTGCCAAGGGCCAAGATTGACATCGACCCGGAGCAGGTCGAAAGCATGGCGGCTATCGGCTGCACCATCGACGAAATGGCGACCATCCTTGGATGCTCCGGGCGCACGCTTCAGCGGCGATTTGTCACCCCCATAGAAAGGGGGCGCTCGCGACTAAATCGCAGTCTTCGCCGCAAACAGGCCGAGATGGCGCTCAACGGCAATGTCACCATGCTGATTTGGCTCGGCAAGCAATACCTCGGGCAGCGCGACAAGACCGATTCCGTCGTGCGCGAGGAAGTCGTGACCATCGAGGAGATCGCGCCGAAGGTGCAGCATGACGCATGAGGGTGCAACTCCAGCCGCTGTCCTCGATCCTGCACCCGTCGCAGTTGACGGTCGATGCGGCTCTCGCGCGGTTCAGCGTCCTTGAGATCGGACGCCGATGGGGCAAGACCACCTACGGCAAGGTCAAGGCGCAACGCGCCGCGATCTATCACCGCAAGGTCGGCTGGTTCGCGCCGACCTACAAGTACCTTGCCGACCCCATGCGCGACATCGAGCGCGCGCTCGCGCCCGTCACTGCGCGCATGGACCGCGTCGAGAAGCGGCTGGAACTCGTCACGCGCGGCGTCATCGACTTCTGGACGCTTGAGGACGTGGACGCCGGACGTGGCCGCGACTACGACCTGATCGTGGTGGACGAGGCCGGGTTCGTGCCGCACCTCCTCGAATGGTGGCGCAACGCGGCGCGACCGACGCTGTCCGACCGCAAGGGGACCGCGCTATTCCTCGGAACGCCGAAGGGGACGGGCGACTTCCACCGACTGTTCACTGAGGCCGAAGGTGACACGACTGGCACGATGCGGGCCTTTCGCATCGGAACGCGACAGAACCCGCACATTGACCCGGACGAAGTCGAGGCGGCTCGGCGCACGCTCCCGCCGGAGGTCTTCGCGCAGGAGTACGAAGGCGTCCCGGCAGAGGACGGCGGCAACCCCTTCGGACTCGACGCGATCCGCGCGTCCATCGGCGAGATGTCCAAGCGTCCGGTCGAATGCTTCGGCGTCGATCTCGCGAAGAGCCAAGACTACACCGTGGCCGTTGGCCTCGACTCCGATGGAGCCGTCGCGCATCTCGACAGGTGGCAAGCACCGTGGTCCGTCACGCGCGAGAGACTGGCCGCGCTCATCAAGGACAGGCCAGCGCAGATCGACTCGACGGGCGTAGGCGATCCAATCGTGGAGGATCTACGCAAGGTGTGCAAGCGCGTCGAAGGCTTCAAGTTCACCTCGCCGTCAAAGCAACAGTTGATGGAAGGGCTTCAGATCGCCGTGCAGAATCGGGACATCCGGATACCCGATGGCTGGCTCCGCGCTGAACTTGAGTCATTCGGCTACCGATACTCCGGAAGGACCGTCTCCTACGAGGCGACGGCTGGTCACGATGACGGCGTGTGCGCGCTTGCGCTTGCCGTCCATGCGCGGCGTCAGCGCAAGCCACCTCCAATCCTGAAGGTCATTTGATGTCGATCCTATCCCGGCTGCTGGCGAAGACGGTCAACGACGCGCGGAAGTGGATCGCGACATCGACTCGCGTCGTGTCGAGCGACTCCGTGCGTCCCGCGTTCTCTCCGCAGACGGCGGTCAGGTACTACGGATCGTGGATCTACGCGGCGGCGAACCTCAACGCCTACGCGGTCGCCGCGCAGCCGCTGCGCCTGTACGTCAGGAACCGCAGCGCCGGTACGAAACTTTGGAACACGCGCAAGGCAGGACGCCGCACCAAGGCGTATCTGTCGGGTTCTCTCGACCAACTCCCGTCGCGGTACGCGATGACGAAGGCCGCAGAGTACGGGGATGACTACGAAGTGGTCACCGACTCGCACCCGGTCCTCGACCTGTTGTCGAAGGCGAACCCGTGGCAGAACGGCTTTGAGCAGACCGTCTTGCGCGTGCTTTACCTTGAGTTGACGGGCAATGCGTACCTCCATCCGGTCATCGACCGTAGGCTCGGCGTGCCTGTGCAACTGTGGACGATGCCTTCTCCGTGGGTCGAGATCGTCCCCGGCAAGGAGGAGTTTGTGGACGGCTACCTCTACGGCGTGTCGTTCGAGAAGCGCGCGTTCTTCCCGGTCGAGGAAGTCATCCACTTCAAGCGACCGAACCCGAAGGACGTGTACTACGGCATGGGGAAGGTGGAAGCGGCGTGGGGCGCGGCGACGAACAACGAGTCGCTTCACGACATGGACTACCACTGGTTCGTCAACAAGGCCCGACCGGATTACTTGCTGACGATCAAGGGGGACGCCAGCGCGGATCAGATCGAGGCCTTCGAGGCGCAGATCGACAGCAAGTTGCGCGGCGCTCGGCGCACGGGTCGATTCCTCACGGCTACGGCTGACATCGACATCAAGCCGCTGTCGTTCTCTCCGAAGGACATGGCCGGACGCGAGCAGATCGTGGAGGAGATCGCCGCAGTGTTCGGCGTTCCTGTCTCGATGCTGAAGGCGAACGACCCGAACCTCGCGAGCGCGACGGTGGGCTTCACGTCGTGGAAGGCGACCAGCGTGTTGCCGCTCATGCGGATGGACGAAGAGGTCTTGAATCAGACGCTGTTGCCGCTGTTCGGAATCGAGGATGATGCGTTCCTCGCCTACGACAACCCGGTGGGAGCCGACGAACGCTTTGAGTTTGAGAAGCGGCGCGGCTACGTCGCTGGCGGCATCATCACGGCAAACGAGGCGCGCATGATGGAAGGTCTTGAGGAGGTGGCCGACGCGAACGCGGATCGGCTGCTCATCAACGGCCAGCCGCTTGGCGGCATGATGCTTCCGGCTGCAACCCCGTCCGTTCCGAATCAGGTGGAAGACGTTCCTTCGGACAATCAGGCTGCACCTGTATCGGGAGAAGCAATTGCGGATACCGCTCTGAACGGCGCACAAGTGACGAGCCTTGTGGATCTTGCCACCGCAGTCGGGGTTGGTCAGTTGCCGAAGGATACGGCCATCGCCATCGCTGCTTCGGCGTTCCCTGCGATTGCTGCGGATCAGATTCGCGCCATGTTTGATCCGATTCAACTGGCGAACAAGCCGACTGCGACGGGCGGGACGGCAACGCCCGAACTCGCCGCCGATCTTACGCCGGAGGTCAAGACGAAGGACGCGATCGGCGACTGCGTCTCCGACAAGGTCGGCAAGTTGATTGACGAGGGCTACGAGCAGGATCAGGCCGTGGCAATCGCGTACTCCATGTGCGGCGGCAAGGGCTTGGAGGAGTCCATCGGCAAGGCCGTCTCGGACATCGACACGAAGCCGCCGGATTCCGTGGCCGCGAACGCGCGGCGTGCGCTCGATGTGCGCGAGACGAAGCCGGACTCGGAACGCGGCATGACCGAGATTGGGATTGCGCGCGCGCGCGACCTAGCGAACCGCGCCAACTTGAGCGAGGACACCATCCGGCGCATGGTCGCCTACTTCGAGCGCCACCAGTCCGACAAGAAGGGCGAGACGTGGGACGATCAGGGCAAGGGATGGCAGGCGTGGCACGGCTGGGGCGGCGACGAAGGCTGGTCATGGGCAAAACGCAAGGTCGAGGAGTTCGACCGCCAGCGCGAGAAGAAGTCGTGCGGCTGCGGCTGCGTGAAGTCCAAGCGGATCTCTCAACGCGCCATGTGGGAGGACGCCGTATCCGATGAGATACAGACCAAGAGCGCAGAGAGCGAAGGCGACAAGATCGGCAAGGACGAGGACAAGGCTGCGAAGGCCGTGTCCGACGTGTTCGACGCGCAGGTGAAAGAAATCCTTGTGCTGATTGCTGACGCGCCGCGCCCAACGCGCGAACTGGTCACGCAGGTCGAGAACGTGCTGAAGGCGCGGTCCTACCAGCGCGAGATCGTTGAGGCGCTGTCGCCGTATCTGCGCGAGGCAATCTCGGTCGGCGTTGATGTCGGCATCGAGACGGTGTCGAAGGTCGCCACCAGCGTCGATTTCTCGGTGGAGCGCCAAGACCTCGCCAAGTACGCCGAGAGCGAGTCGGTTCGCATCGCGCGCACGACGGCATCGGGCGTCACGGAGCAGACGTCGGTTCGCGTCCGCGACCTGTTGGGAGACGGCTTGGAGAAGGGCGAGACTTCCGACCAGTTGGCCAAGCGGGTGCAGGAATGGGCTGACGGTCAGAAGGGCGAGGACGGATCGTGGAGCCGAGCGCGGACCATTGCGCGGACGGAGTCGATGCGCGCGGCCCGAGTCGCCGAAGTCGAGGCGTGGAAGGCGACTGGCATGGTGACGGGCAAGACGTGGCTTCTCGCGCCGGACCCGTGCGAGTTCTGCGAGGCGGCGGCGAAGGCGTTCGGCGAGAAGTCAATCGGCCTCGATGATGCGTTCTTCAAGAAGGGCGACACGCTCACAGGCGCTGACGGCGGCGCGATGGTCCTCGACTACGAGAACGTAAACGGCCCGCCGCTGCACCCCAACTGCCGCTGCTCGATGCAGCCGAAGTTGACGCCGGAACTGGAATCGGTCTACGAGCGCATCAGCCGCTCCGGGGCCATCGACCAAGCGCGCATCGCGCTCAACGCGGAGGTGAAGGAATGACCCCGAATCGCAAGGCTCTCCCCGCACGTCTCGAAGGCACGCCGCGCGGATTCACCGCCGTGATTACCGCAGAGACAATCGACCGGGACGGTGAGGTGCTTGTGCCGCAGGGCATGAACGCCACCGAGTTCGAGCGCAACCCGGTGCTGTTCTGGAATCACGACTACTCGCAGCCTGTCGGCAAGAGCGTCGGACTGAAGCGCCGGGATCGCGACATCGTCGGAGACTTCACGTTCGCGCAGCGGCCCGATGGCTACGTCGGCGAGTTCTTTCCGGAGGTCGCCGCCGCGCTGGTGGGACAGGGCATCGTGAACGGCGTCAGCGTCGGCTTCGTGCCGGAGGATGGCGGCGCGCGCCGCGCGACGGAGGTTGACCGCAAGAAGTACGGCGGCAACGTCTCGACCGTGTTCTCGCGGTGGAGGTTGCTTGAGGTGTCGCTCGCGCCGCTGCAAGCGAATCCGGAGGCGCTCATCACCGCAGTCCGCAAGGGCGTCATGTCGCCAGTGGCCGCAAAGAAGTGGTTTGGCATCGAAGCGCCCAAGCGCGTTGTCGTGACGGTGAACGTCCCCGCGCTCTCAACCAAGACGAAGCGCGCGCCGATTGACGTAGACAGCATCGTTCGGCGCGAGATCGCCCGAGCGAAGGGCGCGATCTACCTGCCGCCCGGTTGATCCTACGGCGAGTGCCTGAAAGACGACCTTGGGAAGAAGGCGACCGCGCAAGACGGAGTTTTCACATGAAGACCATGAACATCAGCGACTTCTCGGCAGTGCTTGAGAAGGCCGCGAAGCAGAAGGGCGAGGCTGGCGTCATCGCTCAGAAGTCGCTCGTCCTTGAGAACTACATGATCGTTGACGAGGCTGGCATGGCCGTCGATCCCGCGTCGCTCGACGTGGTCATCAAGGCTGCGGCTCCCGCCGCTCCCGAAGTCGAGAACGACGGCGTCGATGCCGACGCGGTGGCCAAGGCCGTCCGCAAGTCGCTCGCGCAGGAAGTCCTCGCTTCCAAGTACCACGTCCGCGCCGAGATTGCGAAGGACTGGGACACCGCCCGGACCTTCGGCAGCCTCAAGCACCTCAAGAGCAAGGAGACGGCGTACAAGATGGGCCGCTGGGTGCTTGGCTCCCTCGGCCACGTCAAGAGCGCCGAATGGTGCAAGGCCAACGGCATCGGCATCGTGCGCGTCAAGGGCAACGTCGAAGGCATCAACTCGCAGGGCGGCTTCGCCGTTCCGGACGAGTTCGAGACGGAGATCATCACGCTGCGCGAGCAGTACGGCGTCTTCCGTCGCAACGCCCGCGTCGTGCCGATGGGCAGCGACGTGAAGCGTCTCCCGAAGCGCGTCGGAACGTACACCGCCTACTTCGTCGGCGAGGCTCAGGCCATCACCGAGTCGGCGCAGACGATGGATCAGGTCCAGTTGGTCGCGAAGAAGTTGGGCATCGTCGGCACGATCTCCAGCGAACTCAACGAGGACAACGTCGTTAACCTCGGCGACGATCTCGCTGGCGAGATGGCCTACGCCTTCGCGCTCAAGGAGGATGACTGCGGCTTCAACGGCGACGGAACTTCGACGTTCGGCGGCATCGTCGGCCTCCTCAACTCGCTGACCGACGCCACCTATCAGGTGTCGGACGGCGGCGCGTCGGCTTACTCCGGCGTCACCCTCGCGGAAATCTCTGCTGGTCTTGCGAAGTTGCCCGCTTGGGCGGCGCAGCGGAACAACATCAAGATCTTTTGCCCGAAGGCGGCGTACCACGGCGCGTTCGAGCGCATCGCGGCATCGGCTGGCGGCGCGACCGCAGCGGAAGTCGCGGGCGGTCTGACCTCGCCTCGGTTCCTCGGCTACCCGGTCGAGTTCACGCAGGTGATTCCGGCGACTCAGTCGGCTGGCGCGACCTTCGCGTACATCGGCGACCTCGCGCAGGGCTGCATCTTCGGCGACCGTCGCCAGCAGGCGGTTGCGTTCTCCGACTCGGCGCTGAACGCGTTCGAGCAGGACGAGATCGCCTTCCGCGCAACCGAGCGGTTCGACATCGTGTGCGCGAACGTCGGCTCGGCCACGGCCTCCGGCGCTCTCGTCCGAATGACGCTCTGATCCTCCCTCCTGCGGGGCGGGCCGGAAACCTCCTCCGGCCCGCCTCGCTCCCAAACCCAACGCAGGACCATCCACCATGCGACAGAACAGCAAGTTTTCCATCGCCGCAATCGGAGCGACCAACGTCAGCACGCTGACCGCGTCCATCGACACTCGCGGCTTCTCCTTCGCGCGCATCTACTGCTTCGCGAACAGCAACGTCGCGGTCCACACGACCGCAGCCAACAACGTCCTCGCCGAGAGCGATGACAACACCAACTTCACCACGATTTCGGCTGCTGGCTCCGGCACGGCCTACACCCCGACAACGAACACCGTCTCGACGGCTCTCGCCAAGATCATCTACGAGGTGGATCTGCGCGGACGCAAGCGGTATCTCCGTCCGACATTCGGACTCGGCGCGACCGCCGAGCCGATCATCACGGTCGAACTGTCCGAGCCGTCTGACGGTTGCACGACCGCAGCCGAGATCGGCACTGCGAATCTTTCGCAGATCTGACGGGACGATCCTCTGTAGGATGGGGCGGGGCGCTCGTCGCCTCGCCCCATCTTGGAGGCAACAGGAGGAACAGCATGGTTACAGAGGACGTGACGGAGTTCGGAGACGTGCTGGCTCGGGCCAGCATCGGCAAGGAAGTCGAGGTCGCGAAAGAATGCGCCGCGAGGCTGTCCGATGAACAGCGCGCGGCGTTCGTCGTTCCCTGCTTCGACGCTGCGATGGCCGCGTATCAGGACGGGTCAGGAAGCGTCGAGGAGATGGCGCTTGGGTCGGGCAAGTACGCCAGCCTGTGGAACCGCGAAAAGTTCTCGCGCGTCCTCGACATGGCGGGATTGCAGCGGCTCGGCGGCATCGAGCGGGAAGGCGAGATGCTGCGGGCCGTCGTGCGGCGCTTCGCGCTGCCGATTCCGCGCCTTCCGATGTCAGACGTACAGGCGATCATGTCGCTGCCGCGCGTTGCGTGGACGGACACGATGGCCGCTACGCATCTCTCATGCGCGAAACTCGGAATCGACTTCCTCAAGTCCACCGGGGTCTTTTGGGGCCAGTGCCTTGAGCGCATCATGGAGGAGGTCTGCGACCAGCCGAAGCGCAAGTACGTACTCACCATCGACTTCGACTCGATCTTCGATGAGACGGACATCGTTCGGCTGTGGCAGATCATGGAGACGCGGCCCGACGTGGACGCGCTGTTCCCGCTTCAGATCGGGCGCGACCGGAACAACGTGCTTCTGACCATGCTCGACTCGGACGGCAAGCGCCGGACGCAGATCGACTCGCGCGAGTTCCACACGGACGCCATCGAGTGCGAGACGGGCCACATGGGGCTTACGCTGATCCGCACCGACGCGCTGCGCCGGATGCCGAAGCCGTGGTTCCACTCTGCGCCGGACGCGGAGAACCGCTGGGGTCCGGCGAAGGTGGACGATGACATTTGGTTCTGGAAGAGGTTCCGCGAGGCTGGCAACAAGGTCTGCGCTTCGCCGCGCGTGAGGATCGGACATCTCCAGTTGACCGTGACGTGGCCCGGTGAACACCTCGAGGTCGTGAACCAGTGGAGCGGCGACTACACCAAGCACGGGAGGCCGGAGCGATGCAAGACGTACTGACGGAACTTCTGATCTGCGTCCGGAACTGCGCGGTGCATCAGGACGGCGTCGGGCGGCGCGAACTGCGTCCCGGAACGACGTTCAACGCGAACGCCACCACGGCTGAACGGCTGGTGTCCGGCGGCTACGCGCGGCGGCTGATCGAGCCAGCGCCGCTGTTCGCGGATTCCACCTCGACTCCGAAACCGCCGAAGAAGTCGAGGACCGCACCCAAGCCGGAGAACTGATGGCTGTCGCCGCAACCTCGCTCGTCACCCTCGCAGACCTCAAGACGTTCCTCGGCGTCACGTCGGGAGGCACGGACACGATTCTCGAGCAGTGCATCGACCGCGCGTCGAAGTGGGTCGAGTCGTACTGCGGGCGTCGTTTCACCGATGCGCGGGTGCAGGAGGTCTACGACACGTTCGGCCATGACCGGATCGTGCTGAAGAACCCTCCCGCCGAGAAGGTGTATTTCGTCGGGGCGCTCAAGCAAACGGTTCTCAGCGTCTACAGCATCGACCAAAGCGATGCCTTCGCGTCGATCTCGAACGACTCCACGTCCATCTACCTCAACCGACGCACCAGTGGCGGCACGGAGACGATCACGACGCTGTCGCTGACCACCTACGACACCACCAATGAACTGGCCACGGCCATCAACGCCGTGGCGGGGTTCCGCGCCACGGCCAATCTCAACATCCCGTCCATGTACCTCGATGGCGTGGTGGGTCGGGACCTCCGGATCTCGGGTTGCCTGTTGCAGGGCTGGGTGTACTCGCTGTCGGACTACGGACTCGACGCCGAGCGCGGCATCATCTACGGCGACTCGCTGTCCGGGTATCAGTCGGTGCTAGTGGACTACACGGGCGGCTACGCGACGATCCCATACGACATCGTGCAAGCCACGCTGACGGTCGCTGCGCGGTTCTACCGCGACAGGACGCGAGACATGGGGATCGCCAGCGAGAGCCTTGGCGGGTACTCCTACAGCCGCCGCGCGGCAGCGGAGCAGCAGCAGGAGATCCGCGACCTCCTCGCGCAGTACCGGAGGATTCGTTGAGCATTGGCGGCATCATCGCTCAGTTCGGGCGCTGCCTGTTCGTCTACCGTCCGGCGGTCGCGGTCGGCGCGGACGGTCAGGTGTCGCGCTCGTACGCGCGCGAGTTCACCGTGACAGGCTTCGTTCAGCCGGGGTCGCAGTCGAGCGACGTGGCGCAGGGCCGGATGAACGGGCGCACGGCCACTACGATCTACGTTGAGGGCTGCGCGGACGTGGAGGTCGATGACGAGATCCACGACCGGATCGCTGGCACGGCGAACGTGAAGACGTGGCGCGTGACGGGCGTCACGAATCCGGGCTTGCTTGGCGACACCGGGGCCGCGCCGCACTTGAACCACACGGAGATCGACTGTGTGGAGATCGAGCCGGAGGTGTCGCTGTGAGTCGATTCCAATGGACTGCCAACAACGTCGA